TCAGTCTGGGGGACTGGGGGTCGCAGGTTCGAATCCTGTCGCTCCGACCATTTTATCTCTAAAATTCAAATGCTTAGAAGAGCGGCCAGTTTGGCCGCTCTCTGCATTTTGGCCGACTGTGACTCGGGAACTGTGACTCTGGGTCAGGCCCGCCGCTGCGACGGCGGCGCGGGCGGCTTGGTCATTGACCAGCAAATAGCGCTCGGTGGTGCGGTGATCCTTGTGCCGGGCAAGTTTTTGCGTGACGGCCGCCGAGGCATTGGCCCCGACCGCAGAGACAAAGCTTGCCTTGGTGTTGTGAAATTTATAGACGCCGGTCAGGCCCAGTTCGCGGAGCACCCGCGCCCAAGCCCGCTTGGGGTTGGCGACCGGCCGGGGCTCGCTGAATCGCAATGGCTGGCCCGGCTCGGACTTGAGGCGGCGGCGAAAGGTGATGAGGTAGTCCGACCGGCGCGCCCGGGATTCGGCCAGCAGATAGGTCAGCAGCTCGACGGCGTCGTCATTGGCGGGAACAAATTCGTCCCGCCCGGCTTTGGTGTCCTTGGCCAGCAGCCAGACACCGCGATTGGTCAGATCGACCTGGACCGTCCGCAGTCCGAACATTTCCCCCCGGCGAAAGCCCATTAAACGAGCGAGCAAGATACCCCAGGCGAGGTGTGCCGGGGCCTCGGTCACCATCTGCCACAAGGTGTCGTCATCGATCGGGCGGGGGAGCGCCTTGGCCTCGGCCAGATCAGGGATGTGGGGCACGATCGGGAGCACCTTGGCGGTGCCGTCTTGATTCTTGATCGCGTGGGCGATCCCCAGGGTCTCGCGGAGGGCGACAAGGTAGCGGTTGATCGTCGCATCGGATCTGCGCCGTCCGTCGGTCGCGGGATGCCACAGGCTGGCCGGATCGATCCCCTTGGCGATCAAGGATGCTTTTGTCTGGCTGCCGCCTTTGTAGATCATCACCGGCTGTTGCCGCGACCAGGCGATATAGTCCCAGACCTTTTGATCGGTGATCGAGCGGATATCGGCAAAGGGGCCGAACCACGTCACCAATTCCCGAACATAAATCCGGTTGTTCTCCCAATTCTTCCCCTGGGATTTGCGGGCGGCATAGGCGGTAAAGGCCTCGGTCACTGTATATGTCGCGGATTTTTGTTCCGCGAGGCGGCGGAGGCGGCTTAACGCCGCGTCGGTCCCCTCGGCTTTTGATTTTTCCTCGATCCGCAGCTTGATCTTGGCCTCGATCTTGGCCGCAGAGGTCTTTGATGTCGCGGCGGCACCCGTATCAGGATCAATACAGGTGCTGGCATAGCGGCGGCCGTTGAGCCGGAAATCGTACAGCCATTTGCCGTGCTTATCGCTGTAACGGATCGTCATTGCGTAAAAACCCCCATCTCGATCAGGGCAGCCATTGCCTCGCGTGCGGCGGCCGTCGGGCCGCTTTGGCGGCGGGGAGGTGGTGGGCGTGTGGTGGCGGGTCCGGGACCGGTCGCATTGCGGCGGCGGTACTCGTCCAGTGAGTCCTCGTATATCCGGATGCCGCGCTTGCCGACCCGGTGCCCCTCCAGCTCGCCAGCGGCGACGAGTCTGCGCACCTGGGATGCGGGCATGTCAAGCGCCTCTGCAACCCTGACGACGCGCACAGATCGCCGCAGGCCCATCATGGGCTCGGCGTCGTGTGGGTCGGAGGCGAGGCGGAGGTGTCGCATGTCGGCTGTCAGGGGGTCGTGAACTTGTTGAGAGCGGCGGCAATGGTCCGGTCTGGTGCGCCGGTCAGCCGGTCGCGCCATGTGTCCTCAAAGACGGGGACCATGCCGTCGGCAATCAGGCGGGCAAAGGCTTTGGGGCGGATGCGGCGCAGCAAATCCGGGTTGGTCACAAACAGCCTAAAGACCTCCGCAAACCATTCGGCCGGATCAGGGCAATAGCTGGTGATTGCTGCCTCTCCGGACGCGGCCTTAACGGACTCGCCATAGTCTGACCAATACGCGCCGCGTGTCGTGCCCCTGGTCCAATCGACGTGGTGCCCCAGCTCGTGCTGGATCACGCCATAGGGCGTCCTATCCACCACATATCCCGGATAGGACCACGCCCGACCCGCACCCCCGATCCCCGCGCATTTGGCGCTGCAAATACGGATGGTTACCGGTCGATAATAAGCGCAGGCCCCGACCCGCCATGTTGCAGACGGTGCGTCGATGATGTCTGGGCAGACAATGCCATTGATCCGGCACCACTGCTCCGCGAGCGCCCGGCCCCGGGACAGCAGAGAGGCTTTTGTCTCAGCCATGCCGCCGCCTCTCGATGATATCGGTGTGGTCGAGATTGATTTGCTCTGGTGTCAGGTCGGGATAGGCCCAACCGCGCCGGATCAACTCACGGCAAAGATCGGCGGCGGTAATGCTGCCCCTCTCCTCGATAATGATCAGCAGGCGATGTCGGGTGATCGTGCTCATGTCGAGGTCAGCCATGGTCGGTCTCCCCGATCTCGTCGCTGAAATCATCAAATTCCGGCGGCGGCAGGTACTGCGCGGCGGGACGGCGGGAATGTCCCGACCGCTCCCGAGCGACGGCCTCGGACACCGGGGTCAGACTGAAAATGCTGGCCCCGCCGTAAAAATGTGTCGCGACCGGCTCGGCATCGCCGGGGCCGTATTCGTCGATCCGGGCCAACTTCGCGCCAAAGCGCTCGACCTCAGAAAGTAGCCCCCAGTGCTGGCGGTGGCCGAAGACTTCGAGGAGCACCCATTCACCGGGCGCGGTCGATTCGGTGTGCATGGACATGGTCAGACCCTCATCGGCATGACGACGTAGAGCGCGTTAGACGCGCTGTCGGTGGCATCGGCGTCGGTCATCACAATCGGACTGACCGGGCCGGATACCGCGATGCGGAGTTGTTGCCCGCCGCAGGCGCGGGCGGCATCGAGCAGATAGCGGCGGGACAAGCCGATCTCGGTCGCCGATCCGGTCCACAGCACCAGATCGGGATCGATACTGTCCTCGCCGATGCCTGCCTCGGGCGAGCTGGCGGCCAGGGTGCATTGCGCATCGGGGACCATCGTCATCTTGACCCCGCTGCCCTTGTCCGTGCTGATCGCCGCCACCCGCTCGACCGCGTCGATCAGAGCCTTGGCCCCGATTTTGAGGACAGCCTCGGTCTCGGCCGGGATGATCCGTTCGTAATCGGGGAAGGTGCCGTCGACCAGCTTTGAGGCGATCACCACGTCCCCGATCCTGGCCCTGATCTGCGTTTCGGACACGATCAGCTCGATATCGCCCGGCACACCGTCGAGCAGCTTGACCAACTCCGCCACCGTCTTGCGCGGGACGATCACCGCGGGCATGTCGGCAGCCCCGTCGGGAGCGGGGATATCGGCGCGGGCGAGGCGGTGACCGTCGGTGGCGACAGCACGGAGCGTGTCGCCGTGGCAGTGGAGATAGAGGCCGTTCAGGTAATAGCGGGTCTCGTCGCTCGACATCGCGAAACGGGTCTTATCGATCAGCCAGGTCAGAGACCCCGCCGACAGGGTCAGGTCCGCCGCCGCGTCCGGTGGCGCGGCAAAATCGGGAAAGTCGATGGGATCAAGCGTCGGCAGGGTAAAGCGCGACCGGCTCGCCTTGACGATCAGCATCGATTCGGCGGGTTTGTAATCGATCTCGACCTGCGATCCCTGGGGCAGGCGGCGGGCGATGTCGTGGAGCGTCCGCGCCGGGACCGAGGTGCGGCCAGGGATCAGGATTTCGGCGGGCACCGTCACCGTCACCTCAATGTCCATGTCGGTGACCGTCAGGGACAATCCGGTCTCTGCCGTCTCGATCCGGACGTTGGCAAGGATCGGGATCGTCTCGGCCTTGACGACGATGCCGACGATCCGGGCCAGCGCCTTGGACAGCACCGCCTGCTCGATCGTCACCGCCATGTCCGATGGTGCCGGGGGGATGGGGCGCTTTGCCATATCACAGGGTCTCCGGTCAGCCGCCGCCGACACGGCGAGTGCGGTGGGCCAGGGCCTCCGCCTCGGCCGCGCAAATGGCGCACAGCGTGGTGTGGGGCAGGGCGATGCGGCGGGAGGGGCCGATAGGCTCGCCGCAACCCTCGCAGTCGGGGGTGGTGGGGCGGATCGTCGGCTGGGGCTGCTGCCGTCGCGACAACGCGGCGGCGCGGTGCAACTCGTCGGCGGCCTGGGCGCGGTCGATGTCGTCCATCGATCAGCCCTCCGCCTTGGCGAGATCGGACCAGCCCGAGCGGGTCCAGGCATCCAGCGCGGCCTGATCGGTCGCCTCGCCCGATTCGCCGGGCTGGGTGTCGTCCGCGTCGGCCATAAACGACGCGGCGATCGCGGCGGCCTCGGCAATATCGACACCAGAGTCGCAGGCGATCGCGCCGGTCAGGCTGTCCAGGGCGGAGGGCTCGGCTTGCGCGGCGTGGCGGCGGTCGTAAGACTCAATCGCCGCGACGGCCAGAGCGCCGATTTCGACCAGGATTTGCCGGTAATTCTCGGGGGTGTAGCCTTGGGTGGGGCGCCGCAGGCGAGCGGTATGATTGTGGATGATCTTGCCCCACACCCAGTCATCGTGGGTGTCGTCGTGGGCATGGCCGCCCCATTTGGCGTCCTGGCGGCCGCGCTCGACGACGATCTCGGCCAGGATGCCGCACCGCGCCACCGTCGTGGGCTCGACTGGCTCCAGCTTGTCGCCGACCAGGATGTAGGGCGTCCCGTGGTCGGACCAGGCGTAATAGGTCACCGTCTCGCTGTCGCCTGCATCCCACTCGGACGTCAGCGATGCGAGGTCCCACGCGACCGCTTCGGGGCCGCCATCGCCACCGATGACCATCATCGTTCCGCCGGGCGGGCTGGGCGGCATGTCGGGGAGCGCGATGATCGACTTGTCCACCGCGTCGAGAGTGACAAAGCCGGTGCCGTGATACTCGACCCACGACATCAAGACGATCGCGCCATCCTCCAGCGGGCGCGGCTGGGTGTTGGGGATACTGTCGTTGGCGTCGATGGCGATCCGGCCATCCGGGAGACGGATCAGCCAGTCGGACGGGGTGTTGCGCGGGGCAGGGGCGACCTCGTCGACATAGTCGGTGGGGACCCATTTTTTAACGGGCATGGTGGCGTCTCCTACAGCGTCAGGTCGGAAAACCGCTCGAGCCAGCGGCAGGCGGCGATGTCCTCGCGCTCGGCCTTGATCGGCCAGGGCGCAGGGTCGGGCAGGGGGTAAGCCCAAGGGAGGGCGGACGCGGCGAGCAGGTCGCGCCGCTCGGTCGCCAGCGCGATCCTGTCGGCGGTGTGGATCACCGTCCGCCAGCCCTCCGGCAGCGGCCAGGGCAGGTCGGCGGCGGCGTAGATCGCCCGGTCGTGCAAGCCCTTAAGCTGATCGATCGCATGGGGCGCGCCCAGGTGGGCCAGTGCCTCGGCCACCGGGGTGGCGATGTCGCCGATATGCGCCTCGTGGGCGTCGTGGATCAGGGCGGCGAGGGACAGGTGCCGGGCGATAGTGTGATCGCGGCGGGCGTTGCTGAGGGTGATGATGATGTGATGCACCGCGACCGCACTATCCTGGGGATAGACGCGGTCGCGGGCGGCCCGGATCAGCGAATCGGCGCAGCGGTTAGAGTTGATCACGCCGCTGATCAGGGTCTCGACCAATCGGCAATGCTGGGCCACCGAGTAATGCGGCACCATCACCGCGCCGGTGAAGCGGCAGAGCTTGCCCAGGGCCTCGGCGATGTCGCGCCAGCGGATGTCGGCGGCGGTGGGGGACAGCAGCGGCACCGCCGCCCCGCTAATCATGTGTTTCAGGATCACGGGCGGTGGCGGCTGGGTGCTGGGGATGGTGACGGGGGGCATGTCAGGATTCCTCTTGCGCGGTGCGGGCGGCATGGGTGGTACCGGGGCGCGGCATCCACCGGCGCGGCGGCAGGGGGTGGACCGAGGCTGCGGGAATCGGTGCGGCCAGCCCCAGGGCGCGGCCGCGCCGCCATCCCTCGGACAGGGCGTCCTCGTGCGCCGTAAACGGATTGTCGATGTCGAGCCCGGCCTCGGCGGCGGTGGCCCCGGCATAGGCGGCCAGCACCCGGCCCGGCGCGCCGCCCTTTTCCCGGGCCTCGGTCACCAACCGGTCGTGCTCGATCTGGGCGGTATTGCGGACGGGCATGTCAGCGGCCCTCCCGCTCGGCGGTGGTGATCGCGTTCCAGGCCAGATACAGACGGGTGGCGACGGCGGCCATCTCCGCAGCGAGATCATCAAGACCGAGATCGGCAAAGCGCTCCTCAGCGGCGGTGATCTTGTCGTAGAGGGCGGAATAGGCCTCGAACGACAGGGGTTGGCGGGTGCGGGGAATCTCTCTGAGCGGTTTGCGGGCCATGGCTTGGTCCTTCCCTCTGCCGGATGGCGATGTCTGAAATTAATTCAGACGCCGGAGGCGGTGCAAGCTTAATCTGAATTTTTTTCAGGAAGTGACTCGCGGAGCACGGGTTACGGTTGATCGGCGCAATCAACTCGGGGGCGGGGATGCTGCGGCCGATAATCTTGGGGTGTCTCGCTTTAGTGGTGGCTGCGGCCCCCGCCGCCGCCGCCGTCGCGGTCGATCTTCCCGCGATCGTCGGCCAGCCCAAAGCCGCTGTCGCCAAGGTGCTGGGCAAGCCCGCCAAATGTGAGCCGTCTAAATATGGCGAGCGCTGCGCCTATCGCGGCGGGACCGAGGTGGTGTTTATCGGCGGCGCGGCGGATTGGATCACGATCCTGCCCCAGAGCGTCCCCTATGGCCCGGCGGCACTGGAATCTATCGGTCTGGCGTCGGTCGCGCCGGATTTTACCGGGCCGCAGGTGCTGCGGTGGGATGCGGGTCTGCGCGAGACATTGACCCAGCAAAGCGGGGCGACGGTGACCGTGCCACTGCGGGAAATCACGATCAATCCGGGCGGAGGCGGGACGGTGGGGATGATCTATGTCAAGGCGGTGACGCGGTGAGCGCGCTGTCTTTCCTGCGGCGGTTGATCCGCCGGAGCGATCAGTGCTCGCCTGTCGTTGCCGAGAATGTCGCGCTGTCGGTGCCCCCAGCGGATGCCGCCGAAGAAACCGGTGCGGGGCATGAGTATCGTGATCATGATGCCGAGGATCTGATCGGCAGCACGTTTGTGCTGGTCTATCGCAATGCCAAAGGCGAGGAGAGCACCCGCCGCGTCACCCTGCGCGGCATTGCCGATGCTGCGGGTGATTCCGCAGTCTGTCTGCGGTGCTGGTGCCACGAGCGCAACGCCTTTCGTTCGTTCCGCACCGACCGGGTGATCCGGGTAATCGATCTTGATGGAGAGGTCCATTTTCCGTCCCGGTTTTTCGCCGATCTGCTCGCCGGTGTCGTGGCGGCGGCCTCTGTTCCCGCCTGGGATGGGCATTTGCCGCCGGTCCCGGCCCCTGTCATCGATCAGCCCGCGCCGCGTCGGGCCGAGCCGCCGGGCTATGCGCAGCGGCGGGCGGCGCGAGACGGTATCCGGGTCCTGGTCGGGTTGTCACGGTCGGATGGATGGATGGCTCCGGAAGAGGTCGAGGTGATCCTCGATTACATCGCGGCGCGGGCCGATCTGGATGGGATCGCCACCACCGAGGCGGATCGTGTTGCCCTGGCCCCCTATCTGCGGCGGATGTATCCGCAATCGGACGTGATCGGGGAGTGCCTGACCCGCCTTGACGACGAAGAGGCGGAGGCGCGGCGATTGTTCGCGCGGGCGGCGATCCGTCTGGTCGAGGCCGATGGTGTCCAGTCTCCGGAGGAGTTCGCGTTGTTGCTCGATCTCAGCGAGCGGGTCAGGCCAGCGTGACCCGGATAACCGGGCTGGAGGATGGGCGAGAGATTGTGATGAATCAGGGGTGGAGTGGGGCAGTCGGTATGATTGATGTCAAGGCGGTGACGCGGGGTTTGACGGTAGTGCTGGCGGCCCTGGTCGTGCTGGCTTTGACGATCCCCGAGGCGGAGGCCCGGGGTGGTGGGCATCGGGGCGGCGGGTCGCACCGGTCCTATCACAAGGCGCGGACAACGCATGTCCATATCCACGTCCCCCGGGCGGCCAAGTCAAAATCGGCATCGGCATCATCGGCAAAATCGTCGACGCGGGCCAAAACGGCGCGGGGTCCGGTAGGAAGTCCGCCCCCGATCGATTGCACCCGGCCCAATCTGACCGCCGATGAGATCGCCTTTTGTCAGGCATCCTCGCAATCCGGCGGGGTGGGCAAGCCCCCGGCCGGACGGTGAGGGTTTTGTCGGCCGATCTCCCGGCCGTGTCCCTGAGAGCGGCGCTGTATCAACATTTGGAGCCGACGGCGTGGTCCAGCGGGGCCTTGTCGCCGGTCAATCGCGGCATCATCGCCCTGGTGCTGGTGAGCCTGGCCCTGTTTGTGCTGGAGACCGAGCCGACCCTGTCCGAGCAATGGGGCGCGGCGATGCGCTGGCTCGATCTGGCGATCGCCGCTGTCTTTGCCGTCGAGTATGGAGCGCGGCTGTGGGCGGTGGGGGAGGTTCCCCTCTATCGCGGTTGGCGGGGCCGATTGCGGTGGGCAATCCAGCCCATGTCGATGATCGACCTGTTGGCATTCTTGCCGACCCTGCTGTTGTTCGGGGCCTCGGATGCCTTTGTTTTGCGGCTATTACGCCTGCTCCGTCTATTGCGGATCGCCAAGCTGGGGCGCTACTCGACATCGATTTTGCTGGTCGAACTGACCGTGCGGCGGTGCCGCCGCGAGCTGGTGGTGACTCTGGCGATTGCCGCGTGCGTCCTGCTGGTCTCGGCGACGATGCTGTGGCTTGCCGAGTCGGATGTGCAGCCGGAAACATTCGGCAGCATCCCTCGGGCGTTGTGGTGGAGCATCGTGACCCTGACCACGGTGGGGTATGGCGATGTCTATCCGGTGACCGTGGCCGGGAAAATCATGGGCGGGGTGGTGGCGTTGCTTGGGATCGGGATGATCGCGATGCCCGCCGGTATCTTATCGGCCAGCTTCGTTGATGCCTCGCGCATCCTGCGCCGTCGTCACCGTCTGATCCGTCGCTTGCGCGACATCCGGTCGCGGGATCGGGCGGTCCCGGTCAGGCCCGCTTGATCCAGACCGTCGGCGCGCACCAGGACAGGCTAGCGGTGGCCATATTGCTTCCGCAGTGTCGCGATCAGTTCTTACGGGGTTGGTGTGATTTATGGCAAAGTGCGCTTTCCGGTAAGGCCGTGGCATAATATAGAAGTGCTATCATCCGCTATAGTGTTAGAATCGACGGGATAGCCAAATATCGTTCCATTCTCGTGATGTTTGGCTGACGAAATGAACGGAATCAGAAGGCTCGCATCCAAATTCTTCCCAGGATTTGTAAATAGCTTCTTTCAGACGAGTGTCAATTATTTTATTGTATACTACGTACAATTCTCCTTTATGATCGTGAAATCGAACTATATTGTTGATGATTTGATCTGAAGCGGATGGGCCTATTATTCCTGATGCATAAATAACAACTTCTCTCACTCTTTTATTGTTCTCTCCCTCATCATAGCGTGAGCAGGGGGGTAGCGTTCCGGAATATGTAATTCTCATCGATCCTGTCTCCCTTTATTTTTTAACGATGTATGTGCCGATCACAATCTCCCGGCTGCCACATTCGCAGACAGGATTGTTATTTCAACTAATTAATACTAATATTTATTTTTTGCTGTTTGCATTGAATGCTACGCCCGCTTGATCCACACCACCGGCGCGCACCAGGACAAGGTGACATCGGGGATCGGATCGGCGGCGTAGGACAGCAGGGTGAAGGTCCCGAGCGCCGCGCCCTTAACCACCCGCTTGATATAGCCCAGCCCGTCGGCGGTCTGGACGACGCAATCCTTGCCCAGGCAGGCGGCGAGGTCGCCATTGCTGACCCGCGAGCAGATCAGATAATCGCCGGGACGATAGACCGGCGCCATCGAGGCGCCGCGTACCACCACCGCGATCGGATCGGCGGCGGCAAAGTCGAGCGTCAGCTCGCCTAGCTCCGCCTCGGCGGCGGGCATAAACATCTCGCCCGCGCCGACATAGCCGACCACCGGAACCGCCGCCAGTTCGGGGCCGATCCCGTCTCTCAGCCAGATCAGATTGACGCCCAAGGCATCGGCCATCCGGCGCAGCGTGTCGCCGCGCGGCTGGGCTACCACGCCCGAAGTGTATTTGTAGATGTTATTGGCATCGATCCCGGTCCGAGACGATAGCTCGGATTGCGTCCAACCCTTGCGGGTAAGCGCTTTGACCAGCCTCGCATGCCAAGGTCCATTATCCATGGCGCTACCGTGGATCGCTCCACCCGGAGACGGCAGGGAAAAATAAGCTGGACGATCTGAATTAAATTCAGATAGGCTTGATCCATGGATAAGACATGGACCATCGACACGATCATTGAGGCCTGCGGCGGCACCGTCGCCGTTTCCGTTGCCCTTGGGGTCACCGATGGCGCGGTCTCGAAAATGCGCCGCAACGGGATTCAGGACCGGCATTGGCGGACGCTGATCGCGCTGGCCAAAGGCGCGTTCGGCCCCGCCGATCTCTATCGCGCCAATGAGCGGACCCGCGCTGGCGGGTCCGGTGCCGATGGAGCCGCCGCATGATGCCGCGCCGCTCATTGCTGATCCGCCAGCTCGGCCAGACGCAGCGCGTCGGCGGCGATCTGCTCGGCGCGGGCAATGGCGCGGGAATCCTTGGCCTCGATCGCGGCGGCGCGAGCCACCCCCGCCGCCACCGCCACCCGGCGGGCGCTGGCCGCCATGGCGCGGTCGAGGCGGCGGCACCACTCGGCGCGGGCGGGATCGCCCCGGCCCGGAGCCTCCGCCAAAAGTCTGTCTATGTCGCTGACCATGCAATCGCTCCGCGTGTCGGTCGCGTCACGATGGGGCCGGGGGAGGGGCAATGCCATGTCTGAATCTGGTCTGATCTCCGCCGATTTGCTCCGCCGCGTCACGTCCGACGCGCTTGCGCTCTATTGCGGCGAGGGGCGGCGCTATAGCCGCGATCTGCTCGCCAGCGCCACCGGCCAGGATGTCCGCACCGTCAAGGCCCATGTGCTGGGCGAGTGCGCCCCCTCGGCACCGGCGCTGCTCTCCTATTGCCGCGTTCTGCCCAGTGCTTTTGCCCAGCAAATCCTGGCCCTGGCCGGGGTCACCGGGCTGCGCAAGGACGATTGCGTTGTCTCGCCCGGCTCGGCGCTGGCCGAAATGGCCGAGGGGGTCGCGGTGTTGGCCGAGGCCCTGGCCGATGGCCGGATCGATCACACCGAGCGGCCCCGCCTGCTGCGTGAATTGCGCGAGGCGGTCGCGGCCCAGGAATCCCTGATCGCACAGCTTGAGAGCGCGGATGCCGCGCTCCGCACCGGGAGGGTCAAGTGATGATGCTTCACCGCCCCTGTTATCGCCCGTCTGTCCCCCGCCGCATCCGTCGTTGCCGCCGCTGGCGCTGGTCGCGCCGTCTGGCCGGTCTGCTCGCCACCGCCGCCGTGATCGGCGGGGCCTGCTGCTGAGAGGGAGGGGGTGATGGATCAAATCATGATGCTGTGCGGTCTGCTCGACAGTCTGGGCCATGCCCTGGCGCTGGTCTGGTCGGTGCTGTCCGCCGCCGCGATCTGGCGGGGGTGGTGATGGCGACCGCCCCCGTTACCCCGCCGGACGATCATTCCTGCCGCGTTTGCGGCGCGTTCGGGGCCTTTGGCACCCGGATCAATCGGCACGATTGGCGCAAGGGCTATGTGTGGCATTGCGCCAATCATCGCCCGGTCGCCTCCGACATTGCCCCCGATCCCGCTCCGGCCCGGCCGGTCAAGGATCAGGGGCAGAGACAAGGGCGGTTGCTGTGACCTGCTCTCCCGTCCATCGTCAGTTTGGGTCAAAGGCGCGGGTCGCGCCGAAAATCCTGTCCCTGGTTCCCGCCGGGCGGCGGGTTTGGGTCGAGGTGTTTGCCGGATCGGCGGCGGTGACGCTGGCAAAGCCCCCGCACCAGGTCGAGCACATCAACGATTTATCCGGCCATGTCACCAACCTGTTCCGGGTCGTGCGCGACCCGGTCCTGGCGCTCGCCCCGCGCGAGGCGATAGCGATGACGCCGTATGCTCAAGCCGAGTTGACGCTGTGCCGCTCTGCCATCCGCGATGACGATCCGGTCGAGTGGGCGCGGCGGTTTCTGGTGGTCTCGTGGCTGTCGGTTAATGGCTGCCATACCGGCGCTACTGGTTTCAGACTTAATCGGGATCAGGATTGGCACCTTACCGTTTGGAATCGCCTGCCTGACCGCATCGCGGCTGCGTGCCGCCGCCTCAAGGAGGTGACCATCCATTCCCGGCATTGCCTGGACATGGTCAAGGTGTTCGGAGATTTGCCCGACGCGGTGCTGTTTCTCGATCCCCCGTATCCGCTGGAAACCACCAATACCAACCGTCAGCAGGTGTACGAGGTTGATATGGGGCCTGACGAGCACGCGGATCTGTGCCGGGCTCTACGCAAGGCGCGGGCGGCGGTGATCGTCACGATGAATCCCGGCACAGTCTACAGCGATATCCTCGCCGACTGGCACGTCACCGACCTTCCGGTGCGGGGGTTGAGGTGCGCCACGAAGACCGAGTTGGTGCTGACCAATTTTGCCCCAGCCTTCGACCTGTTCGGGGGGGCGGCATGACCCGCCGTTCCGACCGGTTCAGCGCCGACGATCGCCTTGCGGTACGGGCGCGCCACCCGATCGAGGTGGTGGTGGGGCGTCATGCCGCCTTGCGCAAGCGCGGGCGGAAGTCCTGGGCCTGCTGCCCGTTTCACGCCGAAAAGACCCCGTCATTTGCCGTCGATCCCGAACGGGGCACTTGGCGCTGCTATGCCGGGTGCGGCGGCGGCGATGTCGTCGATTTTGTGATGCGGATTCAGCACGAGGCCTTTCCGGTCGCGATGCGCCGCCTGATGGACGAGGCGGGGCTTGTTGCCGATTCCGAGGCCTGCCGCAAGGCGGCGGCAGAGCGGGCGGCGCTGGAAGCGCGGTTGGCGGCGGCGGAACGCCAGCGTCAGGCCGAGCAGCAGGCGGCGGCGCGGGCGATCTGGGAGCGGACGCTCGATCCGGCGGGGACGCTGGTCGAGGATTATTTCGCCTCGCGCGGGCTGACCTTGCCGGTGCGGGCCTTTGGTGCGGTGCTGCGCTTTGCCCCCGCGCTCAAATATTGGGTCGAGGACGATCAGGTTGAGGGCGGCTATCGCCTGCTGGGATTTTTCCCGGCTGTTGTCGGGCTGATCCAGGAGTGCCGCACCCGCCAGCCGATCGGGGTGCATCTGACCCACCTGGACCCCGACACCGGGGCCAAGCTGTCGGCGCATGACCCGGTGACCGGCGAGGTGCTCGACGCCCGCAAAATCCGAGGTCGGCGCGACGGTGGGGCCATCATGCTGCGCCGTCCCGGCCTCTATCTCGGCATTGCCGAGGGGTGGGAGACGGCGCTGTCGGTGCTGCAATCCTCGCGGCTGCTGCCCGAGGGCCATCCGCTCCACCGCCTGCCGGTGTGGGCGGCCACCTCGCTCGGCAATCTGGGCGGTGCGCCGCTGCCGGGATCGGTCGGAGCCGATCATCCCGACCGGCCGGGCAAACGGCTGCCCTCGATCGTGCCTGATCCGAAGCGGCCCGGCGTGATCCCGCCGCCCGATGTTCGTCACCCGATCCTGCTCGAGGATGGCGACAGCGCCGACCTTGCGGCGGCGGAGGCGGAGGGATCGCGGGCGCTGGCGCGCTGGGCTGCGCTGGGGATGTCCCCGCTGCGGCTGCGCGCCCAAATCGGGTGCGATTTTAACGATCTACTGATGGGGGATGGTCATGGTCCGGTCTGATCTGGGGCGGCTTGATCCTGCCTTGGCGGCCCTGGTGGCGCGGATGTGGCGCGACATGCTGCCGCTGTCGCAGATCGCGGCTTTGATTGCCGCTGGGGCCACTTCCCCCCGCACCCCCCGCGAGGTGGCGTGATGGGCGCGGTCGGCGAGCGGAGGATCGCGGGCGATCTCGACGGCCTGCTGTCCGGCGGCGGCACGGTGGATGATGGTCTGCCGCCCGATTGCCCGGTGCGTCCGCTGGGGCACAAGGCGGGGACCTACTGGTTTTCCGACCCCGAGGGGCAAATCCGCGAGTACCGCCGCCTGGGCGAGGCCGAGCAGGTCTCGCTTTTTTGCGGCCGGTGCGGCTGGCTGGCGACCAATTTCGCCGAGCGCAAGGGCAATAAGGGCTGGGCGGTCACCGAGGCCTCGGCCGCGCTGATCGCCGCCGCCGTCGCCGCCGGGTGGTACGATCCCGACGCGGTGCGCGGCCCCGGCGTGTGGTACGAGACTGGCCCCGCCGATGACGGTACCCCCGGCCCGGCGGTGATCCATCTGGGCGACCGGCTGATGAGGGCGCGTTGGGACGACGGGGCCTTGATGATGGAGGCCCCGACCAAGGCGGGGCGGCGGATCGGGTCCTATGTCTATCCTGCCGCGCCCCCGGAAATGGCTCCGGCGTTGGAGCGGGCGACCCAAGCCGAGGTGGCGCGGTTCGAGCAGTTTTTGTGCACCTGGAGCTGGGCCCGTGGCCGGGCCGGGGCACGGCTGTATCTGGGGGCGGTGGCGCTGGCGTGGCTGCCCGCTCTGCTTGAGCGCCGCCCGGTGGTGTTTGTCCAGGCAGGCTCCGGCTGCGGCAAGTCGGCTCTGCTGACCACGACCGCGATGACCAATGGCCGCGCCTTGCAGCTTGAGGTCAAGTCGGCGCCGGGCATCCGCGATCTGTGCGACCTCGACCGGGCGGCCCGGCTGCTGATCCTCAACGAGACCGAGAGCAAGGCCGATAATAATCGCAGCGACGGGGTCACCGAGCTGATCCGCTACAATTACACGGCGGGCGAGGGGCGGGCGGCGCTGCATGGCCGCGCCAGCGTGCCGACCCAGCTTTTTACCATTCTGGGCGGGATCATCCCGCCGCCGGTCGATGAGCAGGATGCCAATCGCCGCGTCGTGCTGCGGCTGCTGCCGCTTAACGCAAGCGCACGGGACAAGGTGCGGTTTTCGCGCCGCGCCCGCGAGGTGGCAACGCTGGGGCCTAGGCTCTATCGCCGGATGCTGTGGGCGTGGGGACGGTGGCCCCAGACGCTCGAGGCCTATCAGATCGCCCTGGCTGATGCCGGGTTTGACTCACGCGGCATCGACACCTGGGCGACCTTGCTCGCCGGGTGGGATTTGATCCGCTATGACGATCTCGACGAGCGGCGGGCGGCGTGGTGGGGGCGGCGGCTGGCGCCCGAGGTGCTGGACAAGCCGTTGTCGATCCCCGAGACCGCGCTGATCCACCTGATGACCTATCGGGTCGATGAGTGGGCGGGCGGCGGCAAACGGACGGTCGGCGAGCATCTGGCCGAGGGGCTGCGCAAAGACCCGGGCTATGCCCGCGACGATGCGCTCCGCCCGATCAAGCGCTTTGGCGTCACGATCTCCGTGGTCGGCGGCGTCGAGTATATCGCCGTCGCCAAGGATCACGGCGGGCTGGAGACGATCTATCGCGGCACCGCCTTTGCCGGGGGTGGCTGGGCCACCGCGTTGCGCGAGCTGGAGGGGGCCGACGACTCGCCCTTTGCAATCCGCTTTGGCGACGGGACGGTCAAGCTCAAGGGCAAGGGGGAGGGCGGCGAGCGCGCCCGCGCCGTGCTGCTCCCCACCACGCTCCTCGATGTCGGTCCCGTCGCCGAGGTCGCCGCGATGGCCGCCAGCGTCCACGGGAGCGTGTAGCGATGGCCGCCGCTCTCCTGTCCCCCCACACCCCCCTGGCAGGGCCGGTTGATCCGCGCTCGCGTGCCGGGGCGTGTCGGGGTCTGTGCCGGGTCCGTGCCGGGGTCAAGCGCTTGATTGCCTTGAGGATATCCGGGGATCGGCCCGGGGTGGCACGGATGACGGGCGGACGCTCGCGCGCGTATGCGCGGTCGTGCGCGTCTCTCTCCCTCTCTCTCCTCTCCTAAAAGATAAGATAGGATAAGATAATGGCCGCAAATCAATCGGTTAAGGGTGGCACACCCCCCGGCACGACCCCGACACGCCAGATGCCGGGGTGGCGTGACACCGATGTCGCCGACATCGAGTCCGTGCTGATCTGGGCCTATCGCTACCAGCAGGCCGATCTGGCGGCGCGGGGGTCGTGGGTCCGGCCCGCCAAGGTGTCGTCGCTGGCCCTGCTCCAGATCGAGGCCGAGGGCGGTGGACCGGTCCCCCCTGTCTGCCATCCCGACGCCGATTGGGTCCATGCCGCCGTGCTGCGGCTGTCCCGTCTCCAGTCCGCCCTGGTGATCCATCACGGCAAGATGGGCACCCGGCCCGATTATTTCCCCGGTGCCCGTCCGGTGATGGCGGCCCTGCTCGACGGCAACGGCAATCCCCGCCGTCTGTATGACGCCAGCCGCCATGTCATCGGGCACCGCGTCGCCCCCGGTGTCGAGCTGGGCGACGGTGTCGTGATGATCGGGTGGGATATGTCCGTCGTCGAGGGTCAGCGCGATCAGTATCAGGTCTGGCGGTCGGCCCTGGTCTGCCTCCATGACGCGCTGTCTGACACCGCGATCGATCATCACCGCGTGCTGGCCCCGGCGGCTCCCGCCCGCCCGTGGGAAACCGCTTGACAGGATCGCTTGCGAAAGGCTATTGACCATCCTACGAATGATCGTATTTCGCCCGCCCGGACCCGTCCCGGCGGGCGTTGTCGTTTCCGGGGTCCACCATGCCGTCTGCTCCTCCGCGTGCCTGCCGCTGCGGTCGGCGGGTGCCAGCCGGTCAGCCTTGTCCGCATTGCGCTGGTGTCGCGGCAGAGCGTAAGCGCCAGATCGACCGCGCTCGCGGCACCGCCGCCAGTCGGGGCTATGACGCCCGCTGGCAAAAGTACCGTGCGGCTTTCCTCCGTGAGCATCCGCTCTGCGAGTGCCCCGACTGTCAGGCCGGGCGGCTGCGGGTCCGCGCCGCCTCGGTGGTCGATCACATCATCCCGCATCGGGGTGACCCGGTGCTTTTTTGGGACCCGGCGAATCACCAAGCGATGGCCGCCGACTGTCACCGGTCGAAGACGGCTCGCGAAGACGGAGGCTTCGGCAACCCTCGCCGCTCGGCCTGATGGTCGGGGGCGCCTACCCTGACCGTCAGGCCGGGGTTGCCGATGAGGGGACGGGAGGGGAGGGGGGGGGGTCGCATCTCTCCACCCCTCCCGATCCTAGACCGAGGTCCCCCATCGTTTTTTGTGTGCGCGAAATTCCGAAAACTTTTTTTGGATCAAGGACATGGCTCGCGGCAGAAAAGCAGACCCGGCGGCGGTGAAAGAGGCCAAGGGCAACCCGGGCCGTCGCAAAACCGCCGCCGTCTCCGACGTGTCGGCCGATCTGCACACCGGAGCGCCGCCGGAATTGACCGAGGGCGCGCGGAAAATCTGGGATGCCCTGGCCCCGGAACTGGCGCGGATGAAGTTTTTGCGCGAGACGGATCGGGCGGCGTTTGCCCGGTACTGCGTCTACACCGCGCAATGGTGGGACCTGACCACCTCGATCGCCGAGCAGGGCGAGACCTACGAGACGGTGTCAGCTCACGGCACGATGCAGCGGATCAACCCGAAATTCGCGGTGCGGGAGCGGATCGAGAATCGTCTCGAGGCGCTGGAGGATCGGTTCGGTCTTAACCCGGCGTCACGTCAGCAGATTTTGCAGCGGATGGCGGGGATAGCGCCGCCGCCGCCGCCGGGCGGATTGTTTGATCGGGGTCAGGATGGAGCCAGCAGCAGCGAGCAAGCGCCGCAGCCCGCGCCGTCCCCGATCGGACTGCTCGGCAGCCACCTCCTCAACTGAGGTTCGGCCCGCCCCGCCGATGCCCCTGGGCGGCGAACAATTCGGGGCGTGGTTTGACCACAAGGCGGCGGACGCGGCGGTCGCGTTTTTCCCGACCTACCTGCGCCACACCGAGGCCGAGTGGTACAACCGCCCGTTTGTCCTGACCCCCTGGCAGACCGAGTTGGTCCGCCAGATTTTCGGCTGGAAGCGGGCGGACAAGACCCGGCTGATCCGCCAAGTCTATCTCGAGGTGCCGCGTAAGAACGGCAAAACCGAGTTTGCGGCGGGCCTGAGCCTACTCGTCTTGGTCGCCGACAGCGAATTTGGCGGCCAGGGCTATTCGATGGCCGTCAATAAAGACCAGGCCTCGATCGTTTTTAAAAAAGCCGGGGTGATGGCGGCACTGTCTCCGGCGCTGTCGAAGGTGTTGGAGGTCTACACCACCTCGATTTACTGCCCGGAATTGATCTCGTCTTTCCAGCCGCTGTCAAAAGCGGCTGGGAGCAAGCACGGATTTTCGCCCAATTTCGCGATCGCGGACGAGCTGCACGAATGGCCGTCCGGCGATCTGCACGACGTGGTGCACAAGGGCACGGCGGCGCGCCGCCAGCCGCTGGAAATCTTGATTACGACGGCCGGGAGCCCCGGAATCGGCTACGGGTGGGAGCTGCACGAATATGCCGAGCAGGTCTTGGCCGGGGCGATCATCGACCCGACCTTCCTGGCGCGGATTTTCGCGGCCGATCCTGCCGACGATTGGACATCGCCCGCGACCTGGGCCAAGGCAAATCCCAATCTTGGGATATCGGTCAAGCCGGACTATCTGGCCTCCGAGGTCGCCAAGGCCCAGGGAAACACCCGGAAAATCGGCGATTTTAAGCGCTACCACCTCAATATCTGGAATGACCAGGCGACTGGCGGCCTGCCAATGGAGGCCTGGGCCGAAACGCCGGTCCAGGCGGTGACGCTTGAGTCTTTGCGCGGGCGGCGGTGCTGGGGCGGCCTCGATCTGTCATCGACGACGGACATCACCGCTCTGGCCCTGGTGGCCGAATCGCTGACGGTGCCGGGCGGCTATGACGCTTGGTGGCATTTTTGGATACCCAGCGAAGGTCTGGAGGAACGGTGCAAGCGTGACCGCGTGCCGTTTGACCGCTGGATCGACGCGGGATGGGTCACCGCGACCGAGGGCAATATCGTCGATTATGACGTTGTCCGCGCTTTGATCACGGGCGCGGTCGAGCACGATCAGGCCCCCGGCCCGGCGTTGATCGAGATCGTCGATCTGGTCGAGCTGGCGATCGATCGGTGGAACGCGACTCAGATTACCAGCCAGTTGACCTCCGACGGGGTGGTTGTGACCCCGTTTGGGCAGGGCTTTGCCTCGATGTCGGCGCCGACCAAAGAGCTGGAGCGGCTGATTACCGGCCACCTGTTTAACCACGGCGGCAATCCGGTGGCGCGGTGGATGGCGGGCTGCACCCGCATCCAGGCCGACACCGCCGACAATATCAAGCCGGTCAAGCCGGATCGGCGCAAATCGATCAAGCGGATTGACGGAATCGTCGCGGCGATCATGGCCCTGGGCCGGGCGATTGCGCCGCCGGAAGACGATGAGCCCAAAACTTACGAATATACGGGGATGTGACATGCGCTGGTTTGGACGGGGTCGAGATGATGTCGCGGCCTCGTCCGCCCCGATTCCGTCCGGCGCCGCGCCCGTCTCTGCCGATCCGACTCCGTCCGCCGCAGCTGATCCGGCCCAGACCAGCCCGGTCGATCAGCCTAATCAATGGCTGGTGACGATGATCGGCGGCACCAGCAGCGCGGGCCAGCGGGTGACCGATCAGACGGTGATGACCCTGCCTGCGGTGATGCAGGCGCTGCGCATCCTGTGCGGCGTTTTTGCGATGACGCCGCTGGTCTATTACCGCCGCGCCGGAGGGGGCAAGGCCCGGGCCGACGACACCGCGCAATACCGGCTGCTGCACGACGATCCTAATCTGGTGCAGACCCCTTATGGGTATAAGGAGATGCTGCTCGCCGACGTGCTGCTGGCGGGTAATCATTATGCCTGGATCAGCCGCGATTATCGGCAGGACCCGGTGGCGTTGACCCGGCTGGAGACCGGCTATGTGCAGCCGGTCAAGGCCTTTACCCGCGAGCGCGGGTACGAGCAATTTTACGATGCGACCTTGCCCGACCACACCCGCGAGCGATTCCCGGCCCGGTCGATCTGGCATGTCCAGGGCTTTAGCCGCACCGGTCTGACGGGCCTCAGTCCGCTCCATTACATGCGTGACGCGCTGGGCGGCGGGCTGGCGGCGCAGGATTTCGCCAATCGGTTTTTTGCCAACAACGCCCGTCCGGGGGTGACCCTGACCAGCAAGCTTAAGATCGACGCGCTGGTCAAGCGGCAGATCAAGGCCGACTGGATCGAGGCCAATGGCGGCCATAATGCCAATGGCGTGACGGTTCTCGATCAGGAATTAGAGCCGAAATTCCTCGTTTTCGACAATGAAAAGAACCAGTTGATCGAGACGCGGACGTTTAGTGTTCTCGATGTCGCCCGTTGTTTTGGTGTTCCGCCGCATCTGCTGTTCGAACTCTCAAAAGCAACTTTCGGCAATATCGAGCACCAGTCGCTGGAATTTGTCCTCTACCACATGATGCCGCATTACGTGCGGGTGGCGGAGGCGGCGACCAAGGCCTTTGCCGCCCCCGACTGCTTTTACGAATTTTTGCCGGACGCGCTGCTGCGCGGCGACGTCAAGGCGCGGTGGGAGGCCTATCGGGCCGCCCGCGAGACCGGTGCGCTCAACGCAAACGAAATCCGGGCGCGGGAAAACCTCAACCCGATTCCTGGTGCCGCCGGGACCGATTACCTGCGCCCGGCCAACATGGCCGTCGCGGGCCAACCACAGGAGACCCCCTGATGCCGACCGCTGTCTTGCGGGCGATCCGCTCGATGCCCTGGGCGATCATGCCCGAGTGGCTGCCGACGATCGAGGCGATTGCGCTCCGCGCGCTCGATGCGCCCTCGGTCGCGGCCCGGCTCGCCGACGGCCATGCCGACCGCTATGCCGGGGCGCTGGGGGCGATCGCCAATATGGGGCAGCGGCTGGAGGGCACCCGCACCGCGACCTGGCGGGCGGGGGTGGCGGCGATCCCGATCCTGGGGCCGATCCTGCCCCGCGCTACGCTGATGAGCGACATTTCCGGCGGCTGCTCGCTGGATGTCGCCGCCGCCGATCTGCGTGCGGCCCAGGCATCGACCGGGGTCGAGCGGATTTTGCTGGTGATCGATTCTCCTGGCGGCGTCACCACAGATGTCGCCGCCTTTGCCGCCCTGGTGGCGTCGTCGCCCAAGCCGGTGACTGCCTATGTCTCGGGGCAAGGCTGCTCGGCGGCGTACTGGATCGCCTCGCAGGCGTCCGAGATCGTGCTGTCGCCGACCGCGCTGGTCGGCTCGATCGGGGTCGCGCTGTCCACCTCGGTCCAGGAGGCCCCGGACCAGTCCGGGCGGCGGTCGATCGAGATCACCTCGAGCGGCGCCCCGTCCAAGCGGCCCGATCTCGCGACTGAGGAGGCGCAGGCGGAAATCCGCGCCACGGTGCTTGACGTGATCGAGCGGGAATTTGTCGCCGATGTCGCCCGGGGCCGCCAGACGACAACCAAAGCCGTGCTGTCCGATTTTGGCCGGGGCGGGGTGCTGGTGGGCCGGGCGGCGGTCAAGGCCGGGATGGCCGACCGGATCGACAGTCTGGACAACACCCTGACCCGCCTGGGCCGGGGCAAACCGCCCGCCGCATCCATCCGTCCGACGGCGGAGGATTTGCCGCCGCCGGACACTCTTGCCGATCCGCCGGAGCCGGTGGCGTCGGCCCCTCCCGTCGTGGCCGGGCCGCTGGCCCGGACGCTGGCTGATTATGACATCGATCTGCGGCGCCGCCGCGCAAGGAGCTGATATGGACCCGATCACCAAACTGAAAGCGGCGCGGGCCGCCGTGCTGGACCGGATGGACGGCATCGTCACGACTGCCACCGCCGCCAATCGCGATCTGACCGCCGACGAAAAAGCGGCGATGGATGCGGCGCGGGCCGAAGACGATGCCCTGGCGGCGCAGATCGCGACGCTCGAGGATCTGGAGCGCCGCCGGGCCGCGACCGCGACCGCGTCGGCCCCGATCCCTGCCGCCACGACCACCACCACGGTCCCCGCCGCCGCCACTGCGCCGCGCGACCGTAATTTTGAGGTGGGTGCGGTGATCCGCTCCTATGCCCAGGCGCAGTTGGGCCTGCGCAACGGCATGGCGACCAGTGCGGCCCGGGTTGCCGCCGACTTGTACGGCGAGCGGGCGCCGGTCACCGAGATGATCTCGGCGGCGCAGACGGCGTCGGACAATGCCGGTGGCGGCTTCTTGATCCCGCCGACCCTGGCCCCGGGGATCATCGGGCAATTTTCGCCCCAGACGGTGGTGCGTAAGCGGGCGACGGTGGTGCCCGGCAATGCCACCTATCTTAAGGGGCTGTCCACCTGCTCGATCGATTATATCGGCGAAAACGAGCAGCCCGATCAGACCGGGGTCACGTTTGGCACGCTCTCGATGACCGAAAAGGATTTCGGCGCGATCCTGCCGATCTCGAAGAAGCTGCTCCGCAATACCGCGTTCGGGGTCGAGGCCTATTGCTCGTCCGAGCTGATCCGGGCGGCGGGAATTTTTGAGGATCAGAAATTTTTGTACGGCACCGGCACCGGCAAGCAGGTCAAGGGATACAAATACGCGATCCCGAAGGGCCAGAAGATCGCCGCCGCCGATAAGGTTGCCCCCACCAATCAGGAGGTGCGGGCCGAGTTGCGCAAGGTCCTGAAGGTGTTGGCCGAGGGTAATATCCCGGTCGATCAGGGCAAGTCGGCGTGGCTGATGCATCCGCTGGTCAAGATGTATCTCGAGGATCTGTATCAAGGCGACCTCAAGGCCTTCCCGACCTTGGAAGGTCCCAATCCGACCCTGGCCGGGTATCCGGTCGATACCTCGACCTTGATCCTTGGTCCGGCTGGTGCGGGCGGCGACATCTTTTTCGGCGCGCACGATTACGCGATGATCGGCGAGACGGTGTCGATGCGCCTCGAAACCTCGGATACCGCCTCGTTCCGGGACGCCTCGGGCAGCATCGTCAATCTGTGGGCGCAGGACATGCTGGGGATCAAGCTGGTGATGAGCCACGATTTCGGGCTCCGCCACGATGCCGCCTTCGCGATGCTGACCGGGGTCAAGTGGGGCCAGTAAGGCCCATCCGACCTATCCTCACATGGGAGAGAGACTATGTCTCATTTTGGGCTGGGCCGCGACGACGCGGCCCTGATCGTCCCCGCTTTTGCCGCCGCCGAATACAGCCTGACGGCGGGGGCGGGGACCGACAATGTCGAAAAGACCGCCGCCGCGCTCGATCTGCGCGACCAGTTTGACACCACCCGGTTCGGATCGGCGATCGCGATGGTGACGGCGGCCGCGACCCTGGCCGCCGGGGCGACCTTGACCGTCTCGGCGATCTGGGAGCACTCGGCCGATGGCGTCACCTATGCCGAGATCGGCACCGACAGGGTGATCCTGACCCTGACCGGCCCGACCGGCGGCGGCACGGTGACCGGGGCGGGTAAGCTCGGCTGCAATCTGCTCGAGGCCGAGCGCTTTGTCCGGGTCAAGTACACCCCCGATCTGTCGGCGGCCGGGGCCGATACCGCCAAGATCGGCGTCGGCTATGTCCTGTCCAGTCCGACGCAGATCGGCTAGGCCCATCGGGGGATCATGCCATGTGGACCAGATCAGACAATAAGGGCCAGGCCGTCGCGATGGCGACGACGGAGACCGGTGATGGGCATGTCCCCCATGTCGCTCTGCGCGGCGGCTCCGACGCAATCGATATCCGGGGCCGCGTTGCCGCGACCCTGGCAGTCGGAACGGTGGTGGCGCAAACCCCTGCCCTGGCGGCGGGGGTCTATGACGTGTCGGCCACCACGGATTGCTATCTCGCGGTGGCGGCGGATGCCTCCGGCGTCACGATGGCGACCGGATATCAGGTCTATGCGGGCAATGTCGTCCCGCTGGTCGTTGGCGACCAGCAGCGGATCGGCGTGATCGCCGCTGCGGCCGGGACGCTCCGCTATCATCGGGTGGCGTGATGCGGGCGCGGCAGGTGCAGGTGCTGGGTCAACGCAGTCTTGGCCAACAGCACATCCCTGTGAGTAAAACGGATACCGACACTGCCGAGGCTACGCTTTATTCTCTCAACTTACTGGGCGGTATAATGGGGCCTAACGACACGCTTGTCGTCACAGCTCTTTTCCGGGTTCCAAATTCTTCTACGACTAAAAGTGTCAATATGCGTATCGGTGGAACGAGTGTGGCCCAAGTCTCATTGTCCACGGTGCAGACACTGAGACTTGTGGCTATTGTGTCAAACCGCAATTCGGTGTCATCACAAGTCATCAGTCCCTCAGTGATTACCCCCTACGGTACCAGTACCAATCCTCCAGTCATCGCTTCAAAAGACATGAGTGTTGACCAAGTTTTGACTATGACCGGGGCGTGGGGGGCGGCAGGCACCGGCAGTAACTCGATTACTTTGGAAAGCATTTTCGTCGAGCTAAAAAGGGCTGCGTGATGCGTGAAATCCCTATTGTCGCCATTGACGGCGTGACCTACCCGTCCGCCCCGATCCCGCCCGATGCCCTGGCCGTCGTCTGCGACGGCGCGGTCTACCGGGTGGCAGAGACTCCCGAGGATGTCGCGGCGCTTATGCCTCCGCCGCCGCTGCCCGATCCGGCGGCCTGATCCGACTGTAATCGTAACCGTACCCAAGCCGCCCCTCCGGGCGGCTTTTTTGAGTCTGGAAGCGCGACCGATGAGCCTGATCCGTGTCACCGCCCCGGCTTCCCTCGCGGTCTCGCTGGAGGTGGTTAAATCCCACCTCCAGTTGATGGAGGGCGAGGATGCCGATGACGTTTTGATCTCCGGCTATGTCGGGGCAGCCGTCGATCTGGTCGAGCGCTTTACCGAGCGGGCGCTGATCGAGCGGACCTATCGGCTGGTGCTGGATTGCTGGCCGTCTGGCCCGGTGGTGCTGCCCTGCCCGCCGCTGATCGCGGTCGAGCGGGTGGCCTGGATTGATCCCGATGGGATCGAGCAAGCAGTTACTCCGCCGCTGGCCTATCAGGTCAGCCGCCGTGACCCGGCGGCTATCCTGGCCCCGCCGCCCGGTCAGTCCTGGCCCGCGATCCGCCCGCAGCTCGACGCGGTCAGCATTGAGTATCGGGCGGGATATGGCCCGACCGCCGACACGGTGCCCGAGGCGATCCGCCACGCGATCATGCTGCTGGTGGCGCAATGGTACACTGTGCGGGAACCGGTCAATATCGGCAACATCGTCAATGCCTTGCCGTTTACGATCGAGGCGTTGCTCGCTCACTATCGGCCCTGGAGCGTGGCATGAGACCGCCGACAATTGGCGATCTGCGCCACCCCGTCCGCATCCTGCTCCGGGCCGATCAGCCGGACGGGGATGCCGGGGTCACCGAGGGCTACACCGAGATTGCGCGCCGCCGGGCCAGGATCGAGCCGGTCGGCAGTGGGGTCTATGTCGGCTCGGTCCAGATCGCGGCGACGATCACCCATCGGATCACGATCCGTCATTTCTCGGGGCTCACCACCTCCCATGTGCTCGAGGATGGGCGGCGGCGGCGCTATGCCGTCCGCCGCCCGACCGATCTGGACGGGCTGGGCGTCTGGACCGTGATCGAGGCCGAGCAGGTCGAGGGGGGATCATGAGCGGATCGATTGAGGTCAATGTCGGCCTGGCCGGATTTGGCCGGGTCGATTTCGACCGGCGCAAGATTCGGCGCGCGATCCGGATCGGGGCGCGGTTGGTCCAGCGCGAATCCCGCCGCATGGTCAATGCGCGGGCCGGGACGGGTCGGACCTATCGGGTCTGGGGCGACATGCTGCACCGGGCCTCGGCGGCGGGGGCTCCCCCGGCCAAGGTGTCGGGTACTTTTCAGCGCTCGCTGGATACCAGGATGGCCCCCAGCGGCTTTGCCGCCTTTGTCGGTCCCAATCTGCGCAAAGCGTTTTACGCCCGATTCCTGGCGTCGGGGACTGTGGCGATGCAGCCACGCCCCGTTGCCGATGTTGCGCTGGACCGGCATCGGAGCGCGATTCGTCGCCTGCTCGAAGATGCCTTGTCCGACGCCCTGATCCCGAGGCCGCTATGAAATTAAGCCTGATCGTCGCGGCGCTGCGGGAGTGGTCGCCAACCTTTTCCCGCCGGGTGCTGGTCGCCAAGGATTTCAAGCCGATCCCCGAGGCGCAGCATCTGGCGGTGCCCGCCGCCTATGTCCTGCCCTGGCAGGACGACGCGGACGGGGGCAACCGCGCGCCGGGCGGTTATCGCCAGACGGTGATCGATGGATTTAGCGTCGTGCTGGTGATCGACAATCGGGCGGGCGAGTTCGATCCGGTCGCGGCGGATGCGGTGCACACGCTGCGCGCCGAGGTGTGGGCGGCGCTGCTGGGGTGGGAGCCGGACCCCGATTACGACCCGATCGAGTATCGCGGCGGCGGGATCGAATATGTCGATCGCGCCCGCCTCTATTACCGCCTCGATTTTGCCGCCACGACCGAGATCGCCTTGGCCGATACCCGCCATGCCCGCGATCTGGCGGCGCTGCCTGCCTTGACCGGGATCGATGTTGCGCTGGATGCGATCGATCCCGCCGATCCCGCCCGCCGCGTCCCCGGCCCGGATGGCCGGATCGAGGCCCGTGCCGATATCGACCTGACCTAAAGGAGCATCACGATGTACGTCAAACCTGCGGCGGGCCGGTCGGTGCCGGACCCCGAACGGGGCGGCTTGCTGCCGTCCGAGGGCGCGGATGTGCCCGACACTCAATATTGGCTGCGCCGCCTCGCCGATGAGGATGTGGTCAAGGCCGATCCCGCGCCGGTCAAGGCCCCCGCGAAGGAGGTCAAGTGATGTCCGTCCCCTTTACCCGTATCCCGGCCAATATCCGCGTCCCGCTGTTTTACGCCGAGATCGACAATTCTCAGGCCAGCTATTTCGAGCAGGACAGCAAAGTCCTGCTGATCGGGCAAAAGCTGGCAGCGGGCACGGCGGCAGCCGACACCCCGATCCTGGTCAGCCGCACCGACGAGGCGATTGCGCAATTTGGCCGTGGCTCGATCCTGGCCCGGATGCACGCGGTGGCGCGGGCGCAGGACCCGATGAGCGAAATCTGGTGCATCCCGCTGTCCGACGCCGCCGCCGGTGCCGCCGCGACCGGCACGGTCACTGTAATCGGCCCGGCCAGTGCCGCCGGAACGCTGACCCTGTATGTCGCCGGTCAGCGCGTCCAGATCGCGGTGGCGGCGACCGATAGTGTGGCGCAGGTTGCGACCGCGCTTGCTGCCGCGATCAATGCCGCGACCGATCTGCCGGTGACGGCGATGGCTGCGGCGGCTGTCGTCACCCTGACGGCGCGGCATAAGGGGACGCTGGGTAACGATATCACGCTGATCCCCAATCGCCGGGGTGCGCTGGGGGGCGAGGCCTATCCGTCCGGTCTGTCGCTGACGATCTCCGCGATGACCGGCGGCAGCGGCGATCCAGCCCTGATCGGGGCGATTGCCGCGATGGGGGACGAGGCCTACGCCCATATCATCCTGCCCTATACCGACAGCGCCGCTCTCGACGCGATCCGCACCGAGATGGGGGATATTTCGGGGCGGTGGTCCTATGCCCGCCAGCTATACGGTCATGTCTGGTCGGCCCGGCGCGGGTCTCTGGGGCAGCAGGTGACGTTTGGCGACAGCCGCAATGACCCGCACGTCACCGTCGCCGATATCGAGCCGCTGGTGCCGCAGCCGGTGTGGGAAATCGCCGCCGCTTATGGGATGCAAAACGCCGCGGCGCTGGAGGTCGCACCCCATCGCCCGACCCAGACCCTGGCCTTGGTCGGGATCGATCCGGCCCCGGCCGGATCACGCCGGACGATGACCGAGCGGCAATCGCTTCTGATGCACGGGATCGCCACCACCTATGTCGCGGGCGGGGTGCTCCGGATCGAGCGGGCGGTGACCACCTATCGCGTCAATGATTGGGGGGTCAATGATCCGTCCTATCTCGACGTCAACACCTTGGTCCAGTTGTCCTACATCCTCCAGTTTTTGAAGGGGCGGGTGACCCAAAAATACGGTCGCCACGCTCTCGCCAATAACGGCAAGCGGATTGGCCCCGGGGTGGTGACCCCCAATATCGTCCGGGGCGAGTTGACCGCCTCGTATGACGAGCTGGAGCGGAGCGGGATCGCCGAAAATGCCGAGGCGTTTGCGGCCAATTTGATCGTCGAGCGTAACGCGACCAACCCGAACCGCTTGGACGTGCTCTATCCGCCCGATCTGGTCAACCAGCTTCGGATTTTCGCGCTGCTGGCGCAGTTCCGGCTGCAATACACCTAAAGGAGCCCCCCAATCATGGGTAAGCCGATTGGCGGGACCGTCTATATCTCGGTGGACGGGACCCAGCTTGAGCTGTCGAGCGACGATGTGACCGTCAATATCGACGAGACCGAGCGCGAGGATGTCGCACCCGGTTATTTTACCGAGAAAGACAACATCCCTACCATCGAATGCGAATCCTTTGTTCCCAAGGACTTCCCGATGGACACGATCAAGAAAAATCTGTCGATGTCGATCACCGCAGAGCTTAAGTCCGGCAAGGTCGCGGTGCTGTCCGAGGCCCATCTGTCGGGCAAGCTCGAAATCAGCGGGGGCGTGGGGACGGTCAAGCTCCTTTTTGCCGGCAAATCAGGGAAGTGGACATCATGAGCGACGATAGCGTGACGATCCGTTTGAGCGCCCCGATCACCGCCCATGCCCGCGAGATCAGCGAGGTGACGCTACGGCGGCCGAAGGGCAAGGACATTGTTGCCTGCGGCTATCCGCTGCAATTGGGCGAGGGGGCGGCGGTGCCCCAGGCCGGGGCGATCGCCAAATATATCGCCCGGCTGGGCGGCATCCCGCCGTCGTCAGTCGATCAGATCGCGCCGGAGGATTTTAACGAGGCGATGGGCGTGATCGTCGGTTTTTTCGGGCAGTCGGATCGGACGGAGACGCCGCCTCCGGACTGATCGAGCGGCTGTTTGACATCGCCCATTTCTGGGGCGCGGACGTGGTGATGGATTTGCCGCTGGATCAAATCGCGATCTACGAGGCCAACGCGGCCCGGATCGGCGAGGAAATCCGGCGGGCACAGCAGGGGAGATAGCGATCATGGCGACAAGCGCGGCGCTGCGGGCGGTGATCAGCGCGGTTGACCGCGTCACGGGTCCGCTGTCCAAGATCAACAAGGTGATCGGCCAGCACGTCAAGGCCTGGGGCGATGTCGGCCGCGCCACCGCTGGCTTGGGTGGATCGGTCGCCCAAGCCCTGGGGCCGCTGACGGCGGCAGCGGGCGCATTGGGACTGGCGGGGAGCGGATTTGGCGTCGGTAAGATCGTCGAGACATCCGCGCAATTCGAAAAATTCTCGGCGATTCTTGAGACGGTCGAGGGGTCGGCGGAAAAGGCCAAGGCCGGAATAGCCTGGGTGTCCGATTTTGCCGCCGTGACCCCCTATCAATTGGCTGAGGTCACCGACAGCTTTGTCAAGCTCAAGGCCTATGGGATCGATCCGCAAAAGGGGGCTTTGCGCTCGGCGGGCGATGCAGCCGCCGCTCTGGGCAAACAGCTTAACGATGCGGTCGAGGCTTTGGCCGATGCGATGACCGGAGAGAATGAGCGGCTCAAGGAATTTGGCATCGTCGCCAATACCGAAGGAAACAAGATCACCTATTCCTGGGTCGAAAACGGCAAGCAAATGGTTGCCTCGGCCAACAAGAATAACAAGGCACAAATCCAGGCAGTCGTTACCGGCATCTGGAACCGGCGCTATCAGGGCGCGATGGATAAGCTGTCGAAGACCTGGGATGGCCTGTGGTCAAATCTTCAGGACACGGTGTCGCGTGTCCTGGTCTCGATTGGCGATGCCGGGTTTTTTGAGACGATCAAGACTGAGTTATCGGGCGTGCTCGATCTGCTCAATCAATGGTCCGGTGATGGCACGCTGAAAGCCGTGTCGGCGGAAATTTCCGGCGCCTTGGTCGGCGCTCTGAAAGGTCTCAAAGACAATATCGTCGCGATCGACTGGCGTGGGATGGCCGACGGGGCGAAACGGACCTGGGCCGAACTGTCGCGGATCGTGGATGCGGTCGGCGGCTGGAAAAACGCGGTGATCGGTCTGTTTTTTGTGCTCAATGCCGGGGTGATGGTGGCGGCGGCGCAGATCGTCGCCGCGCTGGGACGGGTGGCTCTGGTGATGGCGGCGACGGCGGCCAAGGTCGTTGCCGCCGGGGTGCGGATGGCGGTTGGTCTGGTCATTGCCACCGGCCCGATTGGGATTGTCATTGCCGCGATCGGGGCTTTGGCCGGGTCGGCTTATCTGCTCTATCAAAATTGGGACAAGGTGGTGTCTTGGGCCGCCTCGCTGTGGGATCAGGTCAAGGCGATCTGGCAGGCCGGGGTGTCGTTTGTCACCTCGCTGATTTCGGGCGATATCGCGGGCGCGATCGTCGGTCTGATCGATCTGGGCAAGGGCGTGATTGACGCGCTGCAATCGCTGTTTGCCCCGATCCTGGGGCTGTTTGGCGGTGGTGGGCCGTCGATCAAGGTGCCCGAGACGGTCTCGCGAGCGGTATCGGCGGTGGCGGCCAACAGCAACATCGCTCCGTCGCCGGTCGCCTCCTTATCGGGTGGTCCATCCGCCCCGGCCTCGGCTCCGTCGCCCGCTTTGGCGGCAACCCTGGTCAAGGTCGAGGTGCTGGGCCAGATCAATGTCCGCTTCGAGGGCGCGCCGTCCGGGATGCGGGTCGATGCCGGTCCGACCAATCATCCCGGTCTGTCGCTCAATCCCGATGTCGGCTACCGGGCGATGGCAACGGGAGTGAGATAATGGCCGATCTGTCGAGCGCCAGCTTTCGTGGCGTGCCATTTCGGGTCGAGACCGAGGATGTCAAAGGCGGGCGGCGGGCCGTTGTCCACGTCTATCCGCAGCGGGACAAGATCACCGTCGAGGATATGGGGATGGCGCCCCGCCGTCTGGCGGTCACCGGTCTGATCGGCGGCAAGGTCTGGACCGAGACCCAGACGGCGCGGGATAATCTGCTCGCCGCGCTCGAGGCCGGTGGCTCCGCCGATTTGGTCTTGCCCGGCTGGCCGACGATGCAAGTCGCGGTCGAGGGCGAGGTAACATGCTCGGCCGACCATCGCCAGCGCGGGCTGTACCGGATCAGCTTTAGCGTCGTCCGCGATGATGGGCTGTCGTCGCCGACGGCGACGGTCTCGACGCGCGGGGCGGCGCGGACCTCGGCCGATCTGCTGGACAGCGCCAGCACCGACGATTTCGCCTCGCGATTCTCGGTCGCCTCGGTCCCCGATTTTGTCGCGGACGGGGCTTTGTCCGATCTGGGGGGCGGGCTCGACGATATCGCCAAGCTGGGCGGCGGCTCGCTGCTGTCTGGCGGGATCGATCGGGTATCGTCGCTGCGCGGCAATCTGCCCGGTCTGGTCGGGACGCCGACGTTGCTCGCGGCTGGTATCCTGGCGCTGATCCGCCTGTTTGGTGATTTTGGCAATGGCGGCGGCGGTGGTCTGGGCGGTCTTGGCTCCCTGGCCGGGCGATCGTCCTCGCCGCTGGGTGTCCCGGTGGCAACGCCCTCGCGGCGGCGGCAATCGTCCAATCGCTCGGCGATCGATGCCCTGATCCGGCGCGGTGCCCTGGCCCAGACCGGACGGGTGATCGCCGATACCGACTGGTCATCCCGTGACGATGCCCGCTCTGTCCGCACCGATTGGACCAATCTGGTCGATGCCGAGCAGGCGGTGACCGACGATCCGGCGGTGTTTGCCGCGCTCTCCGATCTGCGGATTGCCGGGGTGCGGGATATCTCGACGCGCACCCGCGATTCGTCCGGTCTGGTGACGGTGACGCCGCCCGAGCCGGTCCCGGCGGCGGTGCTGGCCTATGACCGTTATGACGATGCCGACCGCGAGAGCGATATCGTCGCCCGCAATGGTCTGTCCCACCCGCTGTTTGTCCCGCCGATGCCCCTGACCCTGCGCTCCCGATAAAGGCTTGCCGCCATGCCCGCTCCCTCCGATACGGTCAAATTGGAGGTGGGCGGGCTGGTTTTTGGCGGCTGGCTGTCGGTCGGGATTTCGGCGGGGCTGGACCGGGCGGCGCGGGATTTTAGCCTCGGTATCACCGACCGCTGGCCGGGCGAGGGGGTGGCGCTGGTGTCGCGGCGGGTCAAGGCGGGCGATTCGTGCCGCCTGTGGATTGGTGACGATCTGGTCCTGACCGGATTTGTCGATGCGACGCCGATTGAGTATGACGACAAGGAGATCAAGCTGTCGGTCAGGGGGCGGTCCAAGACCGCCGATCTGGTCGATTGCGCCGCGAGCTCCAGTCCGGGGCAGTGGACCAATCGCCGGGTCGAGCAGATCGCCGCCGATCTGGCCGGGGTCTATGGCGTCGAGGTGGTGACGTCGGCCGATACCGGCCCGGCGGTGCCCGATCACCAGATTCAGCCGGGCGAGACGGTGATGGGCAGCCTTGGCCGTCTGCTGACGGCGCGGCAATTGCTGGCGACCGACGATGCCCAGGGGCGGCTGGTGCTGTGCCGGGCGGGATCGGCCCGCGCCGGGGGACGGCTGGCGGTCGGCGACAATATCCTGACTGGCTCTGCCGATCTCGACTGGATCGACCGCTTTCGTCATTACATCGTCCGGGGCCAATCGGCGGGGTCGGACCTAGCCTTTGGCGCGGCGGTGGCGGGGCTGGAAGGCTCGGCCACCGATCCCGGTGTCGCCCGCAACCGGGTGCTGGTGCTTGCCGCCGATGGCAATGGCGACACGGGGTCCTGCCGCCAGACGGCGCTGTGGGAGGCGGCGCACCGCGCCGCGAAATCCTACCAGACCAGCTATACCGTTCAGGGCTGGCGGGCCGAGGATGGCCGCCTGTGGCAGCCGGGGCAGTCGGTGCCGGTGAGCGATCCGATCATCGGCTTTGATCTGGAGATGCTGATCGGCGAGGTGATCTACAGCCTGACCGAGGCCGACGGCACCCGGGCGACCTTGCTGGTCGCCCCCAAGGCGGCGTGGGAGCTGGCCCCGCAGGTGCCCGAGGCGGGGCTGTCCGGCGCGGCCTTGGGGGCCGAGATCGTCAAATTCGAGGTGCCGGGTGACGGTGGCAAGGCCGCGCCCGCGTCCAAGCCGACTATCGTCAAATTTTAGGATCACCCCCGATGTCGATGCTCGATCGCGCGCTCGCGGCCATCGAATCGCGTCTGCTCGCCCGTATCCGGGCCATAGTGGCGCGGGGCGAGGTCACCGCCGTCGGCGGCGGCAAGATGCAGACACTCCAGGTCAGTCTGACGGCTGGCGAGATCAAGGGTGGTGTCGAGCATTTCGAGCCTGCCGGATTCACCTCGCGCCCGCTGGCGGGGTCCGAGCCAGTCGTGCTGTTTCCCGGCGGCGATCGCTCGCACGGGATCGTGGTGGTGGCCGCCGACCGGCGGACCCGGCCCGGCGATCTGCCCGAGGGGGCGGCCTGCGTCTACTGCCCGGCCGACGGGATCGCCCGCATCCTGCTGCTGCCGGGCGGCGAGGTGAGGATCGAGGGCAAGGTGGTGCGGATCGCGGCCACCGACAAATTTGTCCACTCGACCAACGGTCACGGGATGGAGTGGCTGCCCGACCGGGTCAATAGCTGGACGATCGGAGCGGTGGCGGGGACGCCCCACCCGATCACGCCACCGGAGATACCCTGATGCTGGTCTATGCCCAGGATTTGTCGATCCTGATCGACGGGGTCGAGGTCCCGCTGATCATGGCAATCGAGGATCGGCTGACCCGCGCGGTGGTGTCGTCGCTGTTTTCGTGGCGCCGGGCCGCGCCGGGCGATGTCCTGCCCGATGGGGCCTCGCGGATGGGGTGGTGGGCCGATACCTATTCGGCGGGCTCGGACCAGTGGGGGTCGCGTCTGTGGCAACTGGCTCGTGAGCCGCTGATCCCCTCGGTGATCCGCCGCGCCCGCGATTACGCCGCCGAGGCGCTGGCGTGGCTGGTGGACGACGACGTGGCCTCACGGGTCGATGTCGATGCCGCGCGCTCCGGCCTGGACCGCCTGATCCTCAATATCGTGATTATCCGCAAGGACGGCAGCGAGCTTGCTTTGTCCTTTGCCTCTGCCTGGGGGGCCGCCAACCGTGACTGATCTTGGATTGTCCCGCCCGCCGCTCTCCGAGCTGCTCGACCGCACCCTGGCCGACATGCTGGCCCGGATGGGCGAGGACGAGGTATTGCGCCGGGCTGACGCGGTGGTGACATCGCGGGTCGCGGGCTATGCCTTTCATGCGCTCTATAGCTTTGCCCTGGCCGTCGGCGAGCAGATTTTGCCCGACAGCGCCAACGAGACCAATTTGGTCCGCCATGCGGCATGGTGGAAAATACCGCGCAAGGCGGCGGCCCGGGCGTCCGGATCGGTCACCTTGTCCTGCGCGGTCGGGGCGGCGGTCGGCCTTGGTGTCGTGCTCCAGCGGGGCGGGGTCGATTACGTCACCACCAGCTCGGCCACCGCGACCGGCACGTCCGTTACCGTCACGATCGAGGCGGTGGCGGCGGGGGTCGCGGGCAATGCCCCGGCCGGGTCTATCCTGGCTCTGGTCCGTCCGCTGCCGGGGGTCAATCCCTCGGCCGTATCGGGCGAGATCAGCGGGGGCGCGGAAATCGAGGATGTCGAGGTGTGGCGCGCCCGGCTGCGCGATCGGGTCCAGGCCCCGCCGCATGGCGGCAATCCAGACGATTATGTCGCGTGGGCCAAAGAGGTTCCGGGCGTCACCCGCGCTTGGCCCTATCCCCTCCTTTTGGGGGCCGGGACGGTCGGCGTCACCTTTGTGATGGACGGTCGGGACGACATTATCCCGACCGCCGCCGATGTCGCCCGGGTCCAGACCTATATCGATGCGCCGGGGCGCAAGCCCGCGACCGCCGATGTGACGGTGTTTGCCCCGATCGCGGTGCCGCTCAATCCGCACATCCGGATCAGTCCGGATACGCCCGAGGTACGGGCCGCGATTATCGCCGAGCTGTCCGACTTTTTGCGCCGCGAGGCCGAGCCTGCCAATCACATCCGTCGCTCGCGGCTGGATGAGGCGATCAGCGCCGCCGCCGGGGAAGTCTGGCACGAGCTGGCGGCCCCGGTGGCTGACGTGATCCTGCCCGCCGGGCAAATGTCGAGCCTGGGGATTGTGACATGGCTGACCTGATCGCCGCCGATGCGGCGGATTATTACCGGCAATTGCTGGGCTTGCGCCCGCCTGGCCCGGCCTGGCCTCCGGACGATCCGATTCTGTGGGGTCTGGCGGCGGAGTGCGCGCGGGTCCATGCCCGGTTGGTTTCTCTGCTGGATGAGGCCGATCCGCGCACGACTCGCGAGATGCTGCCTGCATGGGAGCGTCAGGCCGGTCTGCCCGATGTCTGCTCGGCCGGGATCGCCACCACGGTCCAGGAGCGCCGGGCGGCGGTGATCGATACCGTCACCGCGCGGGGCGGGGCATCGATTCCCTATCACGAGGAGATCGCCACCCGTCTGGGCTATGCGGTCGCAATCCGTGAGTTCCGGCCGTTTGTCTGCGGCAAATCCCGCTGCGGCGACGTGCTGGGTGGGGCGCATCGCAATCGTTATTACCTGCGGGTCACCGTCCTGGGGCCGCGTCTGACCAATTTTCGGGCTGGGGTCAGCCGCTGCGGCGAGAGCCTGGGCAAATTCAGCCGGGCCAAGGATCTGGAGTGCCGTCTTCGGCGCGTCGTCCACGCCCATATCGCCTTAATTTTTGCTTACGAGGGAGTCTGAGATGGGCAAATACGTCCCGCCCGTGGGAGAGGCCGAGGGCGCGGCCTATGTCGATGAATCGCCCGCCCTGGGGCGGGATGGGTCGGCGGTCCCCGCCGCCGCGATCGAGTGGCCGCAGCGTGAGCTTGACCATCTGATCCGGGTGGCGCTCCTGACCCCCGATCCGGGCGACCTGACCCAGGTGACGCAGGCGATCGCCCGGATGATCGCGGCGGCCATGGTCCCGGCGCCGACGCTTGGGCTGGCGACCCCGGCTATGGTCCAGGCCGGGACTGACAACGAGACCGCTATTACTCCAGCGGCTTTGCGCGGGGCTATGCCCGCGACGCTCGCGGCGACGGGCGGGGCGACGTGGCCGAACGGTTTGACTTTTAAATGGGGGACGGGGCAAACAACAAGTTCCGGGTCAAATATCAGTTTTGATCTGGCATTCAAACAAGAATGCTACAGCGTATATGTCAATGACGGGAGCTATTCGACGATTGATAGCTTTAGCACGGAGACTATTTATCCGTCGTATTTTCAGGTGAAATCATCGTCTCCGAGCCAGGTCGGTTTCCGCTGGTTTGCTATTGGGAAATAATCAAATGACGAAATTATACTCCGCCTCTAACCGGGGTTTTTACTGCCGTGACGTTCATGGTGATGCAATTCCTCCCGACGCCGTCGAAATCACGGATGACGAGCATGCGTCTTTGCTGGCGGCGCAGTCTGCGGGCCAGGTCATCACCGCCGATGCAGCCGGGCGACCGATCGCGGTTGATCTCCCGCCGCCGACGGTCGAGCAGCAATGGCAAATGCTCCGGGCCGAGCGGGATCGGCGGCTTGCCGCCTCGGATGTCATGGTCTTACCCGACCGCTGGGCGGCCTATGACGAGTCCCAGCGCGCCGCCTGGACGGCATACCGGCAGGCTCTGCGCGATTTGCCGGAGCAGACCGCCGATCCGGCCGCGCCGGTCTGGCCGGTGTCGCCACTCCAATCGGCGTGATCGCGCCCGCGCCTGTCTCTCTCGGCCCCGCCTTCGGCGGGTTTTTTTATGCCCGCTCGAAAGGCCCCCCTCATCATGCCGCTCTCTAATCTCCCCGAGTGGCTGCGCGCCACCGCCGCCGCCCTGGGTTTGATCGTCGCCAGTGTCCTTGCCGGGCGGCTGGCATGGCATGCCGATCAGGTTCGGCGCGGCCATCGGCGGCTGTGGTCGCGCGAGATGTTTCTTGAGGCCCCGACGATCGGGGCGATGGCGCTGCTGACCTGGGCGTTGGTCGATTATCTCGCCCTGTCACCCGGTCAGGCCGCGGGGGTGGGGGTGGTGCTGGGCTGGCTGGGGCCGAGGGGGCTTGAGATCGTCGTGGTCCGGATTTGGCGGTCGCGGACCACCGCGATCCCGCCCGCCCCAGGCGGGGAGACGGGGACCGGGTGATGCCTGACGATATCCCGCCGCCCCGGCCCCCGGAGGCGGTTTTTTTGTGTCTTAACGGAGGGATTTGACCCATGGATATTGACCTGACGACACTCCTGACCGTGATCGGGGTGTCGCCCCAGGTCGCGGCGCTGGCCGTGCCGGTCGCCGTGTCGGCGGCCTCGGCTCTCGATGCCGCGATCCCCCAGCCCGCCGCCGGATCGTGGTGGATTTGGCCGAGGCGTTTGCTGTCCTGGCTGGCCCTCAATGTCGGCCATGCCCGCAATGCCGCCAGCAAGGCCGGTGGCGGCGGTAATGCTCCCCTGGTGCTGGCGGTGGCCCTGCTGGCGTCCCTGGGCCTCACGGCCTGCGCCGGGACCGGCCAGAGCGGCGGCACCGAGTGGACCGTATCCCAGACCGCCTATGTCGAGATCAAGACGGCGATCGCGGTCGAGCAGGTCGCGGCCAAGACCGCCGCGACGTCCGGACTGTCGGAGGCGGTCCGGGCCGATATCCGCGCTGGTGCCCTGGCGCTGGCCAGCGGTGTTCGGTCGCAGATCGAGGTGCTGACCGCAGGGGGTGGTGTCGGCGATCAGGCCAAATCGGCCGCGATCGCGGCGGTGTCCGACCTGATCGGACGGATCGTCCCGCTGCTCGATGCCGCCCACGGCTCCGACGTTGAGCCCGAGGTAGCGCTGATCGCGGCGGGCGGCGGGGCGCTGCAATCCCTGCCTGCGGTGATCGGCGCTGTGGTGGCCGTCAACGGTGGCTATGATCCGCCGCCGGAGGCGATTGCCGCCGCCCTAGCCGAGCTGGCGACGGTCGCCGCCAGCGTCGGCGCAATCTGATCGATCGCGTGTCTATCTGATGTGTCTGCCGCCGATCCCTCACGGGGTCGGCGGCTATTTTGATTCTGGATATGGCGACATTGGGCCGTGAATGGAATGGCGGGTGTCGGAAACGGAACAAGCAAAGCGGACGCAGCCGAGGAGTGGCTCTGCCGCGCCGCAAGCCCACTTGTTCACCCCTAACACGGTCCCGGCTTGCCGGGAGTGGTGCGGGCCGGTCTGGACAGGGGGGGCACGGTGTGGCGCTCGAAATGTCCATTAACGTCCGTTTGTATTCTTTATTGACCTATTAAGAGCTATTTCGTATTTTTGCATCCTAATGAAGCCGTGGAGGTTGGGATGGATGCGTTGTTCACGCCGGATGATGTCGCGGAAAAGTTGTCGGTCACGCCGAAGACCGTCAGGGATTGGCTCCGCTCTGGAGAGTTGATTGGTATCAAGGTGGGCAAGGGGTGGCGTATCCACCCCAAAGACCTTACCCGCCTTCTTGATGAGCAGCTTTTCAAGGCTCGCTTTGAGCGTGCGGCCCGGCTTCACCCGGACGTGACATGGGCGCGCGGTCAGTGCCGGGAATGTGGGGAGTTGATGCCTGAGCCACAGACGCGCGACCATTGGGTTTGCTCGCCCGATTGCAAGGTTGAGTATGACGCCAAGGCGGCAGCCGTTGTCGGCAGGGGCACGGAAGAGTTTGCTACCTGCTGCGCGAGCGTGGTTCCGCCCATCTGA